TAACCCTCATCTATGTATATTCGTCTTTGTGATGGATCAAATCGGTCATTTAATGCCTTTGTCAAATAACAAACTTGACCGTTATGAGCTATTTTATATAAATTATCATCCCGAAAAATAGACCACAGATAATGTATATCAGCCATAGGGCTAAGTAAACTACCAGTATAGGCCAATACTTTTGGCTTTCGCAAAAACGCAGGTAAAAACAAAATGCCAAACTTGTAAAAATCTATTTTATACCACATATTCAATATCGTCAAAGTCTACTATTGTAAAATATCCACTAGTTGGAATGGTGCGTATATGAATAGCTATCGGAGTACCGTAATCGCCTATTGCCGGGTCAATCCAACTACTTTTAGCTTCGGATATATGCGGGATACGCACACCCTGCACCTGTTGCAGGCGGTCTACCAAATGAGCCAGTACAAACTCCCCGTTAAACGGCAGCTTACGCAAATAATCTAGTATAGCCCGCTCCACGGGCTTATTACCCTCCAAAATAGATACACCTTGTGAATTAATGACCAAAGGATCTCGAATGATGGTCATATTTAAATACAACCTGTCGGGTAGGTAGTTAATGACCGTTGTTTTAACTCCTGCAAATTTTATTTCATTAATATAAGCCTCAAAGCTGGTTTGCTGTTCGGGTGTAATGGGCTTTAGCATCTCATTTTCTTGGGTGGCTATTTTAATTATTACCCGGCTATCGGATTGAGATTCATTCACAGCGGCATATCTTACAATTTGGGATTCCTGAATAATTTCATCTGAAATACCCGTATTGTCATACTGATCAGAATCAATGATCAATTCAAAGCCGTATTGAAAACGCAAGGCCATGGTGTGGTACCACGACAAAGTACCTCTTTTTTGAGTAGATAGGGATTGATCTATCTCTTGTTTGTGTTTGTCAAAAATATGTTCGTGTATAAATATAGCGTAGGCAATAATGCCAAAAAACAGATTTTCTAGTGATGTTTTAGAAAAGGTATCATCAAAGGAAGCCCCCACGCTAAAGCCGTATACCGTGCGTATGGTTTGATGTTCCATAAAGGACGTGGTGATGTTCTCTTTAATTTCGGTTTTTGTTCGTGCCATTATGCTACTATAAAATTTGTTTCAATAATCATACTTCCAATACCCAAAGGCTCCTGTTCCAAGATCTCCGCAGTAGCAAAAGAGGCAGGTTCCAAATTGTAAACACTGTAATAATTAGCTACTTGTCTATCTGTTACCTCTAAAGAATATCTTTGCCCGATAATAGGCTCATCAGTAATGCTAATGCTGTGATCAAGTGTTACAATAGCCTCTAGTGAACCGAATTTTATGGCGATGTCTAAAAAACTTTGGCCTTCCAAGGCGATATGATCCATATTGAAATAAGTATAAATAATGCTGTGAAAATCTTTCCTGCAACAATAAAAAACACCTGCCAACTGGTAAGTTCAATCCTTTTTAATTGCTTTTCTTTTTGAATCACCGTTTTTAGTTTAAAAATTTCCTTTTGATAACTGATAGCAAGCCTTTGTAAACTATCACAAACGGCTACTATTACATAACCACCTCCAGAGGGTTCTACCAGAACTGAAGACCGCCCCGAACGCCTAGTTTGAGGTTTTGGTTTGCTGTCGTTGCAGTCTATAAAAAGAGCCACCGTATCGGCTTTGATTTTAATTGTGTCTATTTTTACTTTTTCAACGTATCTAATGCTGTCGTTGTATATATTATGTATAACTTCTTTTTCTTTGAGGGTTCTGCAACCTATTACTAGTATTATAACGCTTATAAAAAGTATCGTTTTCATGATTCGTTGTTTTCTTTATGAGTTAAATCCACATCAAAGTGTCTTTTAGACTTATCAAGCATAATTTTTTGTAATATTTTCGCCCACTGAGCTCCGTTAGCACTACTGATGTTTTCCAATATGCTCCATAGCTGAATGCCACAGAAGGTCGCCGCCCCGATATTACTTAAGTTCCAATACCCTAAATCACCTGTAAGTTCTACATCTATCAGATGCAATAACACAATGACCAGATATACCTGTAAAAAAGTTTTAAACATTTTCAGGGCATAATGACTTTGGAACTTTCCTGCCACTTTCTCGGGATGTCGCCGTTTTAGCCTACGGCTTAAATCAAAAGCTGAAAAGCAATCCAGCACAATGGAAAAAAATAGGATAAAGGCAAATTTAATAGTAGGCTCTAGTGTGGCTATAATACCTATTACGATCACAATAAGATATTTAAATACATACTCCATCACAAATTATTTTCTTTTACCCAATGATCTACATCAAAACACGGGCATGCCTTGTTGGCAAATTCATTGTGTCCGTGTACTGTGCTTTTTGGGTATTTTTCCTTTAATTCTTTTACTAATTGCAACAATGCCACTTTTTGGGCATCGGTTCTGGTGTCTTTTGGATTTACAGAGCTATCAAGCCCACCTATATAACATATACCAATACTATTTGCGTTTTGATTTATGCAATGAGCCCCAATTTCATCTATAGTACGCCCTTTGTGAACGCTTCCATCTAAGTATATTACATAATGGTAGCCTATCTTGGCAAAGCCACGTTGTTTGTGCCAGTTATCAATATCATTTGTTGTGAAGTTCTGCCCTTCTTTGGTGGCACTGCAATGCAGTATTATTTTGTTTATTGCTCTCATTTGATGTTAATTGTAAATTCTGTATTATTATTAAAAACCCGTACAATGGCAATAATGCCATCGGTTCTAAGTTCCTTTTGTAGCTCCGTTTTAAACTTTTGCCCTGCTTGTATTACTGTTCCTTTTAAATAGCTTTGAATCCCAAACCCTAAGGTCGGATACTCTTTAAATTCTCCTTTTTGTGCCACCGTAACACAATGGCTCACCTGATAGTCAGTAGTTCCTGTAACAAGCCCTTGAGTTATTTTACCTGTGCTGTCTCTTTTGGGCATAATCACCAAATCAAAGTCATTGTCTAACAACATTCCTATCATATGAGTGTACCGTTTGTGATTGTTTTTCCTGTTTGAGCTGTAGCACTTCCAGTTGTTGCCACGTCTTGACCCGCTACTACTTCACCTTTGGAAATATAATTATGAATCGCATCAGATAGCCTAGAGGCAAACACAGTTATAGAATCCTGTTGATTGTCATTATTCTTTAAATCATTAAAAAGCTGTATTAAATCGTGTTTTAAAACATTTTTATCAAGTGCCATTACCTAAATATTTTTTTAAACTGCGCATCAACAGCATTGAGCTTTTGAACCGTTGTTGGACTCATCGTACCCGCACCAGAAGGAGTATTGACAATAGCCCCGTTGATTTCTTTAATTAATTCACTTAACGTTTTGCCTAAATCTGCATCTTGACATTTAATTTTTATGTTTTGCACCTCTGAACATTTAAGTACCACAGCTTCGGTGGTCAAATTATTCAAAATCCCTACTATCACATTCGAACCTTCTACAGGATATATCGTAAACTGACTCTCCAAAGCATCATCAATAGCATCAAGGCGTACATCTAGCAAATCGGGCAACCCCTCTCGTTGCACTGTGCAATTGGTTTGGGTAATTTCAGTAGCGATACCCGATGTAATAGATATGATTTGATTTCGGCTTATTTTATTTTTCACCGCCTGATTAAATAACTGATCTAAATGACTCATAAACGATACTTAAATAGTATTTAAATTTTATAACTCAAGGTATTTTTTCGGCTAAATCCCGAATCATTATAGGTCTTTTCGACCGTTTCTATCATGTATGTACCCTCGCGTTCGGGCATGGTGACATCTATAATTTGCAGGCAGTCGCCTGCCTGTGTTTGTGGCGTTCCAATGCCGGTAATACTCCCTGTATAGCCGTCGTAGGATACTTTGGCCATGCAGGCTTTTGCCTTTTGCTCTAATTCCTTTTCGGTAAAATCCCCTGCAAAGTTTAGCGATCTCTCGCTAGCATTGGGGTGATTGGAACCCACCGTTACCGTTGTTTTTTTGCCATTACTGTGATGTGCCACAGCCTTAAATCGCATCTGTAGATCTTCTTTTCGTTTGTAAGCCAAATCATTGCCTTTTACATTTTTTTGCATGTTGTAAGTATGTGTCCTACTCTTATCGGCAAAATCATAAGCTAAACCCACTTTTAAAACATTGCCCATAATCCTACTAAACAAACCATGATTATTTTGCAATTCCTGTATCACATTAAAACTACTGGCATTGTCTATCTGCAATTTTCCTAAATTCACATCGGGGCAATCTATTTTTAAGTCCTTAAATAAATCTGTTAATACCTGCCTAAGTGTGGCGTTGGCATAACTTTTTACCCAGTTATTTTGTTTGTACGGAAACATCCTGTCGTCGCAATGAATCACTAGTGGTGCTTCGGCCTCAATCTCCGAAATAAACCCCTCAAATTCCACAGCATACACCCCGTTATAACCCAACTCAATCAAAACAGGATTGCCTACTTTTAGCAGTTCTAAAATGGGTTGTTGTCCTATTTTGCCGTAGGCTTTTGGGATTGTTAGTTTTGCTGTACTGCTTACTTCCTGCACCGTTTCGGTGATCTCAAAACTAGTGATGTTGTTTAGCAATACATTGCCCAGGGTACACCTAGAGTTCATATTTAAATACAAAGTATTCATACTAAAGTTGTTTGTTGTTGTCAAGGTTACTGCTAGAAGCAGTAAGAGTATTTTTATACTGTTTTTCATATTTAATTTATTGGTTTAATAGTTGATATTCTAAATCTTTTATCGCCCTCATTTTAAAGATATAAGCTATGGTATCCTCATAGCCCTCTACAAAATCAATTTCGACACTCTGAATGTACACCGCCGTAATGCCCAATTTGTCAAATAGTTCTCCCGACACGTTCCAAACCCCATTATACTGAAATATTTCATTGAGTGTTTGCAATTTATCTAGTGGAAAAACGTGATTTTCCATATCTATCAAAAGCCCCCTCCAGTCGATATCATAGGGTTCGGTATTGTAGCGTTCCACGATTTCGATGTCATCAACCCCATCAATTTGAGATATAATAAGGTTCTTTTTTCTAATGAAATTAAGTAGCGGAGGCGTGGCATAAGTCGTGCTATACTCTTGCGAAGTCGCCCTAAAGGCAAAATCGAAAGACAAACCGCCTCGATATAGTGTTACGCTGTCAAAGGCTGTATCGGTCCAAACAAACGTCTGATAATTAGACGGCTGCTGTGATTCCTGAGAAAACTGCTTGTCCATTCGTGATGCTACAACCATGCCCAGTACATGCCCAAAAGCACTAATATATCGCTCGCTAAGTGTGTTCATTTGTGTTTAGATAGATTTTAAAAGTCCTTCTTTTGACAAAAATTTAAGTTCTCTAATTCTATCAGCATACTGATCATCGTTCAAATTATCGGGGTTTTCCTTAAAATAATACCGAATCATCGCATCGTATTGCTGAATTAATGTGTCTAATGACGTTTGTGAATCATTTTTCGCAATTGCCGGAATCTCGGGCAATTGCTCTATAAGTTTTTTATTACGCCCTTTCTAACTACGATTAAATCAGCTATGGTTGTTAGCACCGAGCCAAAGAGTTCGTCGTCGGCTAATATTTCATCTTTATGCGACAAGACACAGTTTTTTACTAGTATTTCATCGGCTTTCTTGGGGTCGCTGTCCATATACTTACGAAACTGCGACAAGATTGTCCGAGACGGCACACAAACCAATACCGTTTTTACAGTCCCCTCGTCGTCTATTGGCACTTCGGCTAATTTTACTTTTAATCCTTTGGCTATGCCGGCATCTATCATTTCTTGTGTAATGCCGGGGGCAATTGTTTTTGTTTTCTCGTTCATTTTTATTGTTTTTAAATTGTTATGATCTATTTAATTGTATACTGGTAATGAATAATTCGTATTCATATTCTAACTCGCCATCATTGGTAACGCTTCGACCGCTCCCTTGAAATTTTGCCTCAATAACATCGGTAATCAATAAATTTTCGTCATTGAAAAACGTCACTATAATTGGAAATGGCTTAATCATTACCAGATTCGAATTTGGAGCTATACGCTCCAATATGGAGCTGGCTTCAATGGGCAGGGTAATTTTACCCTCCATTTCCTTTTGACCTATTCTATAAGCCCACGGCTCTCTACGTAAACCACGTTGATATTCGTGCTGATATTTATAGCTGTACTCAATAGATGTCGGGTTTATATCGTACCACCCCATAAGGGTAACGGTAACATCACCAGCCGAATACGCCTGGTGCATTCGTCTAATTCTTGGCATATTTTAAAAATTAGTTTTAAGGTTAATAGCTCCAATAATTTCTGAAATAGTACCCGTTGGAATAACCGAAAATTGAACCCGAAGTACTTTTTCTCTCAATAAATCACTATCGGGGTCTACCATTGTTTGTCCTTGGCTTATAAGCCCCGCACTTTCCAATTGTCCAAAAAAACGATCGCCAATGGCATTATAATAGGCTATCATATCGGTAGGCAATTTGCCGTTGTCTAGTGGTACAGGCTTTTTGATTTCGGGCAAATACACCAATCTTAAGCCCCGTATACACTGGTCTAGTGTATGCGAGTAATAAATAGTATGTGCATTGATATTGCCTTGATTGTCTATCACTATCGGTGCACACACGGGGCCGTCGTTGAACCAATACCCCGCCATACCTTGATACTTT